CCCAATTGGGTTGAGTGCCATAGCAATGTTGATGGCAACAATGGATGCTGCTATTGCTGCTAGAGCGCCTGCAATGATCATGAATGTTTGTGGGTTGTTTTGCGCCCAACTAGCAAACTTCTGAAGGTAAGGCAAGACGGATTCAACGGCTGGCAACAATGCTGCACCAATAGATTCTTTTGTTTCGTCAAAGCCAAGTTTCAGTCGAGCAAACTTGCCTGCCGTGGTTTCGGCTGCATCTGCAGCTGCGCCACCAGTGGTCTGAGCAAGTGCATACATGACGTCTTCAAAGGTTGAGCCGTCCTTAATCATCTGACGGTATTCAGGAGCAAGTTTGCCCAGGGCTGCAAGATTGCCACCATAGGCTTTCTCCAGCGCCCCTACGACGGTCTCCAGTGGTTTGCCGGTGGCTGCAGCGATGTCCATGGCTTGAGTTGCCAACTCTTGCGCTGTAGTAACTGAACCAGTTGCCCTGGCAAGCCGATTCAAAGTCGGCCTTAATTTGTCGTCCGAAATTCCGAGCAGTTGACCTTGCGCCGTTATCCAGTCTTCGACGCTGGCAATCTGTGCATCATTTGCGCCAGTGGTCTTTCTTAGGCTGTTAGCGAGCAGGTCTTGGGCTGCAGCGTCTTCAATAGCGCCTGACACTGCGTCGCCTAAAACGACGGCTAAACCAGCCAAGGCTGCAGCTGCAGGGACGGCTGCTTTCTTGATAGCAAACTGGGCTTTCTTGCCAGCGCCTTCAAGGTTTTTGAATTCGTTGATTGCCTTGGAGACACCTCCACCGTCAAAGGTTGAGATGATGGGGATTGCTAGAGCCATTAGTTCAGTTCCTTTTGGACTCGCTGAATGGCATCCATTGAGAGGCGTTGTAAAGCCTTTTCAATTTCTCTGCGCTTGCGATAAACGGATGGCCCAAGGTTGCGACTGTGGTTTGGTTTTGGATTTGCCCCAATGTTGTTGCCAAGATCGTTAGATGTTTTGCGTCCAGCCGTTTCCCAAATCTGTGCGCCAGCGTTCATTTGCGCTATGTAGATTAGGCTGACTGCTTCCCTTGATGCGTCAACTTTCAATTTCACACCTTTGACAGCCTGTGCAACGGTAAAAGGAAACTTTTTGTTTCCACCTTGAGACCAATTGCGAGACATACCCGAAGGGTATTTTCGTTGATAGCCGTTTTGCACTTCTTGAATAGCAGGCTGGGCAATCTGTGTGGCGTTAGCAGTGAACTCTTTACGCAGACCTGGCTCAACCTTGTTCAAAGAACGGATGGCTTCTTTCAGACCTGTCATTTCTATGGAGGCTGATGCTGTCATTTCCGTTGTGCTTTCTGCTGGTTGTTCAGAATCTCAATGACTGTCGTTAGATCGTCAATCTCGAATTCTATTTGTGGGGGGTAAAACCCTGTTGCAACAAGTACCTCTGCTAAGGCTCTTCGGTAACTGTTGCTTCGGTGGCTTTTGGGTCTTCTTGACCAACTACTTCTACGGCATTGACTTTCTTGATGTATTCGTCAAATGAAACTGGCACTGCAATGTTTTGCTGTTTGCAACATTCATACGCCATGAATGCAAGGTCTTCAATGCCGATGCCGTTAGCGAGCGTTGAGGCTTTTTGTTTGAACTTGCGTTCCCAAGCGACAATGACGAACAGATTGGTTTCTAGTTCGTATGGTTCGCCTTCGTTGGGCGTGATGCGTAGTTGGATTTTCATTGTTTCCCTCGTTCCTTAGATCAGGTGATGTCTCGTACCCATGTGCCACCAGTGAAGGTAGCCGTGACGGTTGCGAGTTCACCAACGGTTGAGTTGATTGGTGTGAAGTTTTCCATCATTGCGTTCGTAATGATGTACTCAGGGTTAGACGCTGACTCAGTCGTTCCAGATGGGCTAATGGTGAGTGTCGTTGTGCCTTGACCGACCATTGCTGCAAGTGCTGTTTCAACTTCAGACGTTGCGCCTGAGCCACCGTAAGAAAGGAAGAAGTCAATTGAAACTTCGACGCTCTGGAGGCCACCAACAAAACGATGACCAGTGTCACCGAATGCTGTTGCTTCAAGCGAGTCCTGACCGATGGTGATTGTGCAAGCGTTCGCCTGGTCGCTCAAATCGTAAGTAGTTGCGCCCTGCGTGATGTTGATCGTTGCATTGCTGAGGAATGTTGTTGTTGCCATTTCTGACCTTTCTAGTTTCGTTTGACTGCGATAGCCACAGTCAAATCGTATGTTGGGATGTCTTGCCCACCGTAAGAAGCGTTGCCCGGTCGGGCGTCAACTACGGCAATGGAAGAGTTCATGATTGTGTCAACCGTGGTCATCAGGTAATCACCTGAATCTTGGTTGCCAGGAGGAGCTGCAAGTATGCGAACTGGGATGCGAAAGTCGCCCACGTTGTAAGTCCATGACGTCATCACTGGTAATTCAATGAAAACAGACATGGGGCGTGCGTTGCGTGGGTCTGTGACTGGTTTCAAACCCAACGCTGTCAACGCTGTTTTGATTGCGTTCACTGCGTCAACAAGGATTCCAGATGCAGGCATCAGGCCACCTGTGGACGACCACAACCAATGAGAGACATAATGCGACCCATGGTTGAAGGAATAGGTATTGATGACATGGAATCGAAACTGGCGAAGGAATCTGCCGATCCTCTTTCTCGATACAGGGTTGCTGCATACATGATTGCCCCAAGTTTCACATCTGCACCTGGCACTGTTGTCATCGAGTCTGTGTAACCAGCCTCACGACGCTTTCTGAAGCACCAGTTGTTGGTGGCATTGACGCAGACCGTTATGAAGGCCGTGTCGTTAGCAGTAGCCACGTCAATACCTAACCAACTTGTGACATCGGAAGCCTGTATCCACGATACAGACGGTGTGAAAGTCACAGTTCCTGTGGCGACAGAACGCTCTAGGTCACCGTCAGCGTCTCGAAAAAGAAACTGAAACAGTCGAATCACTTCGTTGTCAAACTCAAAGTCGCCTTCGTCTGACTGTCCGATGTATTCGTTATCTTGCGTTGATAGGACGGTGTGTGTGCCGTTGATGTTATGCCCAGCGCCAGCGATGGTGACAACATCACCGACTTGAATACCTGTTTCTACAAAGGTCTGAAGAACCACAACACCGTCTAGGCGTGTGTGAAACGCTAGATCATAAGTGGCCATGGTTCTTCAGTTCCTCTAGTAGTTCGTCGGTTTAGACGAAAGCAGCCTTGATGGACTTGGTTGGGTCGATGACCTTTGAAGCAAAGTAACCACGGAAAGCAATTTGGCGTGACAACTGTGAAGGCTGCTCAATGCTGATTGCGCCTTTTTGCTGTTCCCAGTTTTCAATTGCTGTTGGGTCCATGATGTACATACCGAGCGCAGTGATGTTTCTGTCAACTACAACACGAAGTCCAAATGCAAAACCTGCGTCTCCACCGGGGCTAAGTGTGCCGTATGCGTTCATTGGGCCAACCTGTGGAAACAACGGACGGTCTGCAGTGTCGCTCAATGAGCCAAGCAACTTCCAGACGTTTGGTGACACAGCAAGAACTGAAGGCAAGTTGCCATTCGAGCCATTGAGAATGTCTGCAGCTGCTGTATACATCCACTCAACCCAGTAAGCAGGGTCGCTGACTGATGCGTTTGCAAAGTTGTTGCTGTTCGTTGTGCCAGTGTCAAGTTCTGAACACGCAAGCAGGTCGGTACGGTCTGCATAAACACGAGCCATGTCGTCTAACAAAGCGCCGAGGACTTCAGGCTGTGACCAGTCCATTGAGGCTTCGCTGATTTCAACATAGCCACCTTGAATTGTCTTGGTGATTTGCACATCGTCAACTTCAAATGCTGATGCTGAAATTGTGGTGTTCTGTGTGGCAGTTCCAATTGTCGAGTGAGTTGTTACTACTGGACGGATAAACACTGCTCCACCTTGTGGCATTGAACGAACTCCAGTGGCGTCGATAAGTGGGCGACGGCCTTGGAAGTTGTTGTAGATCGGTGCAACAATTGGAGTTGGGATGACGCCGGGGATGTCGCTGGTTACAACGTCGGGTGCTGCTGCACGGATGTTTGCGTTCATCTGTGCCCAGTCGTGGCCACCACGAACGAAGGTTGCGATGTATTCGGATGCTGATGGAAGTTTGAACTCACGACGTGCTGTTGCAAGCAGTGGAGTTTGAATAATGTCGGGCTGGGAGGCTTCGACTGCTGGTGTTTCTTGTGACATGGTTTCCTCCTCGGAAGTGTCGTTGTTGGGGGTTTCGGTTGCTTCTTCTTCAGGTTCGGAAGCAGCGATTTCTGTGATGATGGCATCCTTGAATGCCGGGGATGCAACAAGGCTGATCTCTTCTAGCGATGCTGAAGAAACAATCATTGTTCCGTCTTTTGTGGTTGTGAACTTCAGTGGGATAGCGCCAACGCTCACGGAGTCGTAAGCGCCTGCCTTGACAAGTTCAATCGCATCATCTGATGCTCTGGTCTTGGCAAACTTTGCAGTAAACAAAAGTCCTTCTTCTGAATCTGCAAGTTCAGTCACAACGCCACGCAACTGCGAAGAATCGTGATTTTCCAAAAGTTTCGGGTTCTTTGCTTCAAGGTCAAAAGCGCCACGAAGGAAAGAAACCTTTGTGCCGTCTGAAACTGTTGCTGTGACATCCCAAGGTACGGCAACGCCTGTGATGGTGCGTGGTGAATCTTCGCCTGCAGCAGCATCCAGTGTCACTGGGATGGCTTGAAGTCTGATCATGATAATTCTGTCTCCGATGGTGTTGCAACTTCAGGTTCTTTGTACATTTCGGCCATGTCGTTTTGCTCAAGTAGATCGTCTAGGTCAAATTCAACGTGGCGTCCACGGCTCAACACGTCATCCATTGAAAGGCGCTGTGTGATTGCTGTGGCGTACATCTGCGCACCAAACAACCAAAGGTCTTGACGTGCCTGCTGTGCGTTCTGGTAGGTCATTGAAGCACCGGGGGTTGGTGCCGAAACGAGATAGGCAGGAACGCTACAGAGGCGTGACAAATCGAGTGCTTGATACTGGCGTTGTTCGCTGTTCACACTCATCGGGTCTTTGTCAAACTCGACGAACTCCACAAAGTTATTAAGTGCGCCAATGACGTTTCCATCACGGCGAGCAGATGCCCACGATGCAGCAAGATCACCAAGTTCTTCACCCGACATAGTCTCGCCAGCAGAAGTTTGCTGAAGGTAGCCAGGCACAGTTTCAATGGTGGCGTATCGGTCTGCTGCTTGGTCTAAGTGATAGCCAATGTTGAATGCTCGCTGACCAGTAAAGATAAGTCCAGTTGTCGGCGACAAGAAAGTGATCACATTTGAAGCGTCAATGTTGACACCGTTAAACTGAATGTTGTCAGTCATCCCGAAATACTGTGGGCCAGTTTCGTCGGGAGTTTGAATGTTTGCAGCTGCTAACCAACGGAAAGACATTGGGCGTCCGTCGCTGGCGTTACGAGAAGTCACATACCAAAAGGCTCGACCGTAAAACCACAAATCTTTGAAGGTATTTGCAAGCATGAACTGACGTGGCAAGTTTGGATCAGGGCGCTCCATCCACGTTTCGTTTGGCACATAAATCTTTTCGTATTTTTCGCCTGTCCACTGCTTTGTGCACTGCCTGAACTCAAGGCTTCCAATGGTCGAAGCCATCAGGTCATAGGAGCGTGAAACGGTGGGCAGTGACAACGCCAGTGTCTCAACTGTGCCAGCGTTCCACGCATAAAAAGCAGGTATTCCGGACGAGCCGACACCAGCAGCAGCCTTAATAGGCGCACTGGCGTATTCGGCTCGGATTTTGCGAGAGAAAAGACCCACGCTCGGAGTCTTACACACAATTGTTGCAAATGCAACTATCTACGGAAAGCCATTGCAGCTTTGCCAGTATTTATTGGGCGTGACACCATCGCTGCAGCAACCACCAAAAGTCGGGCTGCTTCGATAGGCCCAGGTGAACGCTGAGAAGAGATAACCACTTGGCCGTTAGCCCTAGCAAGGACAGCCCTGTTGACGTGGCTTGCTAGTAGTTCTTCGCCACGGTGCAAAACCCTATGCTCCAAAATTAGCGATCTAGTGAGGGCTGTCAGTTTTAGGATTTCTGCGTAGCCGAAAGTGGTGCGCCTGCGTTCTAACTTTTCGGGGGTGTGGACGTCAAGCGTTGGCGAGATGACCAGACGCAGTTTCGGGTCTGCCTCCATAGCCTTCTCAATCTGTAGCCACATCTCCTTCATCGACTCCGTAGAGAACTCGACCGTGGCCACAATTGTTTGTTCCTCAGTTAGCCCACAGCGAATCCCCACATACTTGGAACTGTCCACAGAACAATCCACAGCCAACACGCCACCGGCAGGGCATTCCTGCTCGGTCTTAAGTTTCTCCCAGACGCCAGGTTGAATCCATCCGTCTGCAGAAGAGACCCACAGATTCAGGTGCGCTCGGAGGAACGCTGCACGGTCGGGAGATTCTGCAGCTGCATGAAGAGCGTCAAGAGTAATCGTCTCACCTAACGCTGGATTTGCCCAACGCCAATACGAATCATCATTCGGGTCAACATCAGGCAATGACCATTCAGCAAAATAAAGCCGTGTCTGTTTGTGTTTGTCAATTGCCCCCAGCGCCTGCTCCCGAAGACGTTGCATAGTCTTAGAACCCTCATCGCCACTAGTTGACCATGAAGAAAGCAACGGTGATTTCACAGCAATTTGTGACGGCCGTAGAGCGTCAAAATAAACTTCTTCGGTGACATTCCAAACTTCGTCCACAATAATCAGGTCGTAAGTTCCACCATGCAAATGAGGCGTCGCAGCACGAACCTCCCAAACACAATTGCCTATCTCGACTTTGTTGCGCCCATAAGACCAGGTGACCTTGGCGTCATAATGCGCCTCCAGCACCGGGGCTAACTCATTGAAGATGGCAACAGCACGATCAAGTTTGTTGGCCGTAGAAAGAACCCTCATCGGTTTGCCACGCATCGCAGCAAAGTCTGTAAGCCACCAGCCAATGAGCGCCGTCAGCGCAACGGACTTGCCATTCTGACGAGCCGTAGAAACAAGAGACTCACGATGCACCAAATCACCATTGTCATCATGGGTCAACTGGCCATTCAACGCTAGACGTTGCCACCCAAACAAAGTTTTGTTGAGCACTCGCTCAGACCAGCCTGCAACCAAGTCACCATAAGAAGGGCCTGCAACAATTGGCGTTTCTAACCGTGGCTGAACACGGCCAAACTCAGGCGACTCAGACGCAGCCAAACTGAAACCACCTGAACTGGTTTGGTTCGTTCCAGATAAGGCGTTGCAAGGGGACGGGGGCAGAGGAGGTTGCGATTCCAAAAAATCCTTTGGTTTTGTTGGTTTTGGCGTTGAGCGTCCGTTTTGGAGTCCTAGGGCTTCGTTGCGTTGATGCTGGACATGGGCTTTCTTTTGTGCTAGGTAGATGGCTCCTCGTTGTGCGTTGCAGGGTTTGCAGCTTGCCACGATGGGTGTGTCGTCTCCGACTAGGTCGTAGGGCAGTACATGATCGGCTTCGGTGGCTGGCGCTGTTTTGCACCAGTGGCATAGTGGGTTGCCTTCAAGCACTTCGGCTCTTCGTCTTCTGTATTCAGGGTTTGATGTTCTCTTGGGCATTGTGTGTGTTTCCCCCCACTAGCGCACCCCCCCAGGGGGGCTTGCTGTCATGTTACAACTTAGGGTTTGCTGGTTTGTGTTCCCCACAGTTCAGGCTTTGTCTGCCTTGGTTGCCGGACACATTGTTGAAGTGGACACCATTCGCATTTATGACGTTTGGACGCTGCACAGTGGCTGACCCCAGCATCT